TGGTCTCCTTAGAGATCACCTAGTCTTTCGACTAGGCGCTGCCCACCAGTCTTATTACCTCACTATGTGAGATACTGGTACGAATTCCGAAGAATTCTTCTGAAGAGTTCAAGGAGTAAAACTCAAAGGCAGCTTGATTGCTTGTAAGCAAACCAACGTCGCAACGACGATTACAGTTTAAAGAAACTGTTAGAACCAGTCCTAATGTGGACTAAACAAGTCTTAAATGTGACCAACATTATTTAGAAAGGGTCTTACGCACCCACGCAACGGTTTCTTTATCCTTACTAAGACTCCTACGATCATAGGCAAGTTTCAAGGAAGAATTCATGGCTCGATTAAGCCTATGTCTCCTATCTCTCTCTTCTATGTGCTTCATAGGATCATCTCTCGCGTATTTTCCAAAGAATCTCCAAACCTTATCTAAGGCAGTGGGAAACTTCGGATTACGCCAGTCATGGAACCAGTCACCGTCTCGATCCCTAGAGGCCTCGAACCACTCCTGGGTGATGGGATGTTTTACCTTATATATATTGACCCCTTCAGTCGCATAACATTCGCAAAATCTCAAGAAATTTTCTGAGTAGTAGCCGAAAGCAGCAATGGCTACTCTGACATCGTTTTCAACGTCAGGTTTTTTATACTTGAGAGCCACAAACTTGCATAATAAATTTATCATTTTTTCATCCAATTTGTTTAGGAATTTCATCCTATCACAAAAGGACTCAAAGTGGGCTCTTAACAACTCAGGCGATTTGATGATCTTTCGCTTAGCCAGTCTCTGTATCTCTCTCATAGGATCAGGCACAGACACCAAGTTATTCATTTCAGTTTCTAAAAGAAACTTACTACAAACGTATGGCAAACTTGGGTCCATAACTTTAATTTCCATATTAAACAGAGATTGAAAAACATTAGCATCCAGATGTGGTTTACTTTTACAAATTAACAGAGAATCATCACCGGAAAAGATAGCACAGTCCACGGTGTTCATATCGCAACAATAGGCCATCATGGCCATAGTCACCAAAGTATTCCCAAAATAAGTAAAAGCATCACCAGTACGACGCTGAAAGGAAACTGGCATGTTAACTCCAGCATGAGGATCCGATAGCATAGATTCCCTATGGAAATCACACCACCAATTAGTCAAAGGGGCTGGAAAACCCAATGACAACAATATCTCTCTTTGGAACTCAAGATGAAGCTCACCCTGAGATTTATCAAACTTACTCAAATCCGCCTCAAGAAACCATTTATTCGAGAGGGGAACATTTTTCAGTTCCAGGGAGGAGATCTTCCCTATGGGGACCACAAACCTTGATTTTAAAGCTTTTGAAAACTTCTCGAAACAAGCCGTAAAATATGGTGAGAAGCAGCTAGTAACTCCTTTACCATGAAATGTTATTGTTGCAGCAACAGCTCGTTCGAGGTGTAACGTATCCGAGACAACTGGTTTAATATCAGACTTTATCATGTGCTGATACCTCTGCAAATTAATCTCAGACAAAACTGTCACACCAGTCAGGTCTTTGTGGTCTTTCCATTTCTTATGGTACTCAAGTCCTCTGGACATGACATCCATACTTTGCCCTAACAGCCCTATACCGGAATGATTAAGATAAGCCCGTTTAAATTTTTCAGCTACTTCACAGGCTACTCTTTTAATATCAACAGAATCTGCTAACTCAGGCACGTCAGCGTTCCGTTTCTTTAACGCGGTAAGGACCGTCTTTTGCGTACCTATTCTACGTTGGAATGACCCTATACTTAACTCAGGCTCATAGTACTTTTCAGGGTCACGATACCAATCAACATCACTCTGCCGGACAGACAACTTACTAATATCGACATTATAATCGCCTAGCTCTTCCAAAGCCTGGTAGTAAGTGTCGTCAAAATAGGCATGAGTCGGTAACATGTGATGGCCAGCCGCCTCCAGCGATTTTAAACTGATCCTATCGTGATATTGAGGCATCGTAGGATCATCAGCTTCCGAATGACGGTATGTGTCTTCACACACTCCCACCCTGAACTCCACAGGGCTCACCAGGTTTAAGGATATGTCATAATCCGAGTCAACAGACGCGAACTCCTCTCTGGTGGTAACGTACCTATCTGCCAACGTATATTCAGACGGCACCATATCGGAAGTTTCTGGAGCTTGCCTTGATTCAGCTTCAAGACTTAAAGCGCATGTATTTTTTGTTTCCTCGCCAGGAATCTCATTCATCACATCAAACATTGCTTCGGTGAAACCATCAGAGGTATCTACCGGCCGCCAATCGTCACACTCAGATTCATCAACGAATGAACCGTCGATTTCCAAGTACAACATTCTAGCGGCTTCAGCCATTGGTATGAGTCTATAACCGAGCAGCCCGTCATAAACGTCAACGACGTTCTTGCAGCAAAGACCCCATCTAGCTTGATCAAAAGGGGGATTCAGAAGACCATCCTCCACTAGGGGCTTTACGGCATGCATATAACTTGCTAGCGTGCCATCTGCGGTTATTTCAACAGAAGTATCAACTCCACTTTCATTAATCGATTCGGTTACGAATATCGCCTCATCATGGTGTGAGTCAGATTCGAGAGTCTGATCAAACATCCATTGGAATGAGGGAACGTGGTAAGTCTCACCTTCTGGAATGAACTTAGACATATTAATGGAAGTAAAGAAGAAAAATATCAAGAAGAAAATGTATAAACTGTTTTCAACTGATGGAGACCCGTGAGTCGACAAGGGATTGAACCTCGCTCTCGTGGATTAC